GAAAATAAAGAAATTTCCTAACATTCTAACAAATGCACTTAAGTCACTGGAATTATTGGAGAAATTCTGTAAGGAGGCTTCCTAACAAGTCCTAACAGCCTTACAAAATAAGCTACATCGTTGATTTTTAAGGAAAACGCCAAAAATGACCGATTTTTGGCACTTGGCCAGTTGGAACTAACGAAAATAACACAAAAATTCACATTCCTTCACACTTCATCGGTCGGCGAAATCGACCTCCAAACCACTGGAACACACCCTCGAAAACATCAAAATATCGATTCCTGCCCCAAAAAGCACCCTCAGAGCGATTTTTATACCCTCACCTATACCAACCCCTACCCTAGAACTAAAATTCAATCTGAGACGCTCTACGCGCGAAATTGAGAATCTGAAAATTCAAAATTCTGGTGCATTTCTCGTCATTTCTGAAAAATTTATAAAAATCAATATCTTATGTGCCTAAAAATTGACATTTTCAAAATCGGTCGAATAAACAGTTGATTTATAAGGAAATTTACAAACTAAATTTTTTTAATCATCCGCTTATTTTTAAAACGCATAAAATTTCTTTAAAAATCAAGGACTACCGAACATGCAAAATCGGCGCATTCTCGGAATCGGGGGTTCTGCGCCCGCGCTGACCGCTCTCCGCTCGTAGGAAGTACCTTTTCGAAAGCCACATTGTAAAGAAGGCTTCGTCTTTACATTTGCCGTCATACCTTTTCGCCGCTATCCGCTTGCAACGGCGGCGGCTTTTAACTCAAAGCGATTGATTTATTTTTAAATAATTGTGAATTGTGAACGTATCAGATAACATGAAAAGCCTCTAAAGGCTTGATTGAAATAGACTATATAAAATGTAAGGTTATTAGATTTTATAACTTAACATTTCCGACGGCCAAAAGAAAACCGCTCAAGGCGGCGGATTGAAAGCGCGTGATTTACGCGTGTAAAGATTGTTAAGACACAATCAGGCGGCGGCCTGAAAGCAATCAGCGAAGCATAGGCCAAAAAGAAAACCGCGAAAAGCAAGCGGCCAAAAGAAAACCGCCCAATTAGTATCAGGCGGTTTGTTTCTCATTGTATAACGTCGCTTTCGTCCACGTCCGTTATTTCCAGTTTCAGGCCGTCTTTGATGGACTGAATACATGAGTTAATTTCACTTTCAAAGAATCGCTGATAAGTCAACAATTCGTTGTCATCCTTGGCATAATTGAAGCCGTTGGAACATGCAAGACAATTTATTTCATGCGCCGCGTCTTGACTGTAAATCGAACCGTCAACGGATACAACATCTAATCTTTTATATTCCATTGTCAATCGTCCTTTTCTTCATTCTCTTCAGTCATGGTATAAGCGGCTTCTATCAACACATAAGCGAATAAGGCGGCCATAATCATATAAAGAAAGTTTCCCGATTGCATGGCGGCGAATAGACAGCCAAGGGCGGCGATGTACATCATTTTTTGCATTGCTGTTCCTTCCAATTTTCCAAAGCCGCTTTAATGTTTGGGATTAAATAACCGTCTAGCCAATCTTCAAAGCCAAAATCCGAAACGCCGCATTCTTTCAAATAGTCGGTTTCGTCTTCTGACAAATCCGCGCCGAAACCGTTATCATGCGCAATTTCTGCTAGGCTTCCATCTTCACGGTGTAACCATGTGTTGCAAGACGCTTCCACATTCTGAAAAATTTCGTTTGATTGTAAATCAAGATAGAGTCTTGAATATGATTGCCCGTTGCAACCTATCATCAAACCTTCGTAAAAATTGCGGATTACATTATCATATTTGTTTACAATTTGCCATGCGTCCATTTTATATCCCCTTTCGCTCAACCTTCAAAACGCGCCCATTTCAAAACGGCGGTTTTGTTGCTTACTCCAAGAATACGGCTAACATGCGCTTCAAAGTCTGATAAATGGCGGCAGGTCGTATGGGAATAGCTGTGTGCACCTCTTTGCAAGTAGATGATATTGGTGTCGACCTTCCAAGCGGCAATGACGGTAGAATAACTAACCAACACTTCATAAAAGCCGCCGTTGTCATGGTAATAATTGAGAATCCATGCATGTTTGCTTTTGATTCGTGATTTATTATTAATGGCGGCGGCTAATCGTGCATTTGAACGGTAAACGCTTTCTTTAAGGCCAATTGACTCAAATGTAAATTCTTCTTTATCGGCGCAAATTTCCGCTTGAAATTGGCGATAATCATCATTTTCATCATAGACGGCAAACATGATAGCCGCATGACCTCGTGTGTTTACAACGTCTTCAGATTCAAACTTCAGGTCATTACCTAAATAGTCTTTAGCATGCAATAACGCGCTTTCTTTGGTATATACAAAGCGATTCAGGCATTTGCGAAGGGCGGCGATTTTTGAAATGTTGGATTGTTTCATTTTAGAATTCCTTTTTCGTTGTTTATAGACTGTTTACAGTCTGTTGATAGGTTAAATTATAAATAGTGATGGTTGCATTTTTTGATAACTGCTTCCATGCTCCAGACGTTTGGATTAATCGCAAACGGTGGAACGCCTTTGTCAAACATTGCTACACGTAAAGTCAAGAGTTTTTGTTTTGCGGTTGCAACGGCAGCTTTATGTGTTTTTACAAACTCTTCAAACTCTTCATCAGGTACGTCATCGATAGAAACTTTTTCAAGGTTTTCCAATTCGTTTTGAGTTTCGATGATTTCTTCTTCAGTTTTGGTAACCTCTTTGATTTCAGTCAATTCAGCAATCATTGCTTCAATGGCTTCAATTTTTGCGCCGTCGTTGCTAGTAACGATTTTGTTCAGCATTTCTTGCAATTCGGCGGCCATGTATTCGTTGATAATCATGATGTTTCCTTTTGTTTGTTTGGTTTGTTTCGATAAGTTGTATTATACGCCTTTTTAAAAACTTGACAAGCATTATTTTCAAAATATTTGAGATTTAAGCCTAAGTTGTTGATTTTAAATAGAATTAATTTAAAATTATCAGGCTTTCTTATTCCAAAATTTTGAGAAATAACGGCTTTCAGCGGCTTTGAAATCGCCGATTCGTAACAGGTTACGAATTTCGAACAGCTTGTAATATTCCATGCCATCCGCTTCAATTTCATAATTCCCCCATGTGTAATAGTCGGTTTCACCGCGTCGCATTGGGATAATCGGGTAAAAATCGCCCATTGAAGAGGTTTGCACGCCGCCTGAAGCTGAATTGTTTTGTAAAGTGAGTTTTTGCGCCGTCTTCCAGTTATCGGGGAATGCTTCGCCGTCAAGTTTTACCAAGCAATCAGGATTTTCTTTTAAGGTCTTCAGGTCGATATTTTTCAGACTCGAATCAATCAGCATTTCAAAAACAGGCGTGATGCCGTTTAACTTGCCGATTGTTTTCACGTCTAACAATGCGCCTGATACTTCCTTAAATACGGCTTGGCTTGTTGTTTGGATAAGTGCATACATTTTAATTTTCCTTTCCGTTAGATAGTCGGTTTCAAGTCATAGACTTTATACAATTCATTTAAAATAACTTCTTTACCCTTTGCCGTTGCTTTGACGTAAACGGCATTATTTAGATGATGTTTAATCGTTTGGGGATTCGTCGATGGGTAATATTCCAAGTCTTTAGCCGTCGCTTGTACTACTTCCATCAAACCGTCTTCCAAGTATTCCGACAGGTTATCATAGCGTTTATACACAGGGATTGCCCTGTCTTAGTTTACGCTGGCAAACAATTCGTCATAGTGTTTAAAGCCGTTCATGGCTTTACCTTTCATTGGATAAAGTATTGTTTATCAAACATTCCCCAATCGTCGGAATTGCTTCCAATCAACACACCGCTATCAGATTGCGGAAAATAGACCACTATACAATCCTGTTTCAAAGCGTCTGATAGATTCTTGATAGACTTTTCAAAATCGATATATTCAGCATTTGATACGCCTTTCAGAATCAAAGTCTTTTCTGTTTCCGATTGGGCGATTTTCGCCATATCAAAATTAAGATTGAATACAGGCAAAACCGCCAAAATATCGCGGAGTTTTAAATCTTCCATTTTGCCGTCTTTCGTCATATGTGGACTAGTTTTCAGGCCGATATTAAGAACAAATTCACGCATTTTTAATCCTTTCGTTTTTCGCGTTTGGTTTTGATGTTTCACATTATAAGCCTTTTTAAAATTTTGACAAGTGTTATTTTCAAAATATTTTAAATTTAATCGTAAATC